GATCCGCTCGCCTCCTTCATTCATGCCGATGTGACGTCAGATCCTGCGGCGGGGAGTTTTGCCACCGGGCTGTTGGCGAGCCTTGCCACCGAAACCGGTGCCGCCGTCATCGTGGCCCACCATATGAGAAAGCCTCAAGGCAACCGGCCCATCACGTCTGTGGAACAGGCGCGCGACGCTGTACGTGGCACCAGTGCCATCGTCGATGGGGTGCGCATGGTCTATGCGCTCTGGCCCGCTGCCGACGATCACCAGACATACGTCTTTAAGGCACTTGATGAGGATTACATCCGCAACGCCATCTACCAGGGGGCCGTCGTCAAAGCCAATGGACCAGCTGATCGGACGATCCGGACCTATCGGCGTGTTGAAACAGGACTGCTGGTCGACGTTACAGAGAAACTGAAAGAGAGCCGACTGCCTGTTAAGGACCTTTCAGACATGCTGGTGACTGCCGTCATTCAGGCTGCGGAAGATGGGCAGCCTTTCACCCACACGGGCAATTCTGGCGTCTTTAAGCAACGCAACCGTCTGCCCGTCGTGTTTCACGATATGGGCCGCAACAAGATCGAAAAACTGGTTCAGGATCTCTTGAATGCCAGACCTCCTGTTCTGGTTAAAGGCATGTCGGATGGCTCCAAAGAGCTCAAGTGGCTGGACGTTCCAGACGGGCCCTTTGCGCGGGGTGTTGGTCACTTTACCCATGGTGCTCACCGGGTGCCGGAGGAGCAAAAATGATGGCTCTGTTCCCGGCGTTCCCAGTGCTTCCTACCCGACCTGAGAATAGGTGGTTTGCGTTCCCGCTTCCCGGCTTCCCGGCCGGGAATTCCCGGAAATCGAAATCGGTGGTTTTGGCTCAACCGATTGAAACGCAACATGAAATGCGTCTCAGCGCCGTTCCCGCTTCCCAAATCGTCTTCCCTGAAATTATCGTTTTAAATCAAGCGTTTCCACTTCCCGGGCTCCTATATACTACGTATATATGGGCGTGTTCCGGGAACACACGCCCATACGTAATGGTGTCTTCCTTCCCGGCATTCCCGGGAACGGCTTTCCCAAAATCCCATCACCACCCGACCGATACCCAAAGCACTGCTGAGGCATGTCAGCTGTATGCGCTCATGGCTTGCTCGCACCCATTCAAAAACAGGAGGATTTCCATGATCCCAAATTTAGACCCGCTCCCGTCCAGCCCGCCGATGGCAATGCTTGCCCTCGACCTTGGCACCAAGACTGGCTGGGCTCTGCGCCTGGCCGACCGGACCGTCACCTCAGGAACGGTCGAGTTCAAGAACGATCGCTGGCAAGGCGGCGGCATGCGCTTCCTGCGCTTCAAGCAGTGGCTCACGGAAATCAAACAGATGGCCGGTGGTCTGGATGCGGTTTTCATCGAAGAGGTTCGCCGACACGCTGGCGTGGATGCAGCCCATGCCTATGGCGGCTTCCTGGCGCACGCCACTGCCTGGTGTGAGCACCACACGATCCCATACGAGGCTGTGCCGGTCGGCACCATCAAGCGCCATGCGACCGGCAAAGGAAACGCCAACAAGGACGCCATGATCGAGGCTGCCCGCAAGCGTGGGTTCGATCCAGCTGATGACAACGAAGCCGATGCTCTGGCCATTCTAGACTGGGCCATGACACATCGCGATGGAGGAGAAGACCAATGAACGGAGAAATGATGCTCAAACAGGCCGCCGCTGTTGTCGGTAATCGCCGTGAGACCTATGGCGAGCCATCCGCCTCCATGGCGGCCATCGCTAAGCGCTGGTCGATCACGCTGGGCCAGCCGATCACGCCTTCGCAGGTGGCCTTGTGTCTGATTGATCTGAAGCTGGCGCGCCTCGCCCATGACCCGCAGCATCTGGACAGCATGGTCGATATCGCTGGCTACGCGGCGGTGCTGAAGGAGGTCAGCTGATGCGCTGGTATCCACCCGGATTTGGTGGGGAACGGCGAAGTTCTGAGCAAATCAAAAAGGATGGTTGGCTTGAGCGCGGACTTATGGCCGTGTCCATCGATGACCAGCGACTGACGTGGCCGGAGCGCGAACTGGTGCGTCAGCTGGGTGAAAAACTCTATGGAAAACGCAAGGAAGAAAAGGAGGCCAGACATGGCTGATTGGACAACGCACGAAGTGGAAACGAGATTGGTTGAGGCGGCAGACGTGCTCAAACGACTACCGGAACAGAAGATACAAGGCTATTTCAACGTTTGGCCTGAGATCGTCTACGACTTCTCAGACAAGGTCGGACAAAAGCCTGAGGCGATGAGGCGTCCGCCACCATCGGCAGGCTCGATCACACGCATGGAAGAAACCCTTGAGTGGCTGCAGATGCTGGATGGCGAAGACGCCAAGATGGTCTGGGCGCGCGCCGAAGGTAATCGCTGGAAGCCTATCTGCTGGCGCTTTGGCATCAGCCGGGCAACGGCAGCACGACGCTGGGAGTTCTCTCTGAGCGTCATTGCCCTCAAGCTCAATGGCATGCCGGTTCAGATGAAGCGGGCCCGCGAGAAGGTCATTCACCGTGCGCGGAAGCTGTCAATGGAAACCGTGAACTGAGACACTTTCTCGTGAGACACCGGAAATGATGCAGACGGGCCCTCGATTTGCTATTCCTAAAACCACGCTAGGAAATTTGCGCTCGCCGGCTCGCCGATGAACGCTTTTTGTTTGAGGTGAAAGCGATGCAACGACCCCACGGTTTTATGAATTTCATTCGTCGTGGCGGTTATTACGGCATGTTCCTGAGCACAAACGGAAAGTATCTATCCCTGCACAGATCGCGAGACCCCAAGGCGACCGCAAAGGATCGGTTATCTGTTTTGTGGTGGCTTGCCGGGAAGCCCATTGCGTCCCGACTGCATCGCGCATTCAAAACACGGTTCGAGCACAATCTCGTTGCTGACGGCGTGTTTGAGGTGAACCTTGATGAGGCCATTCGTTTTATCGAGAAAAGCGCTCAAGACATGGGCACCTGGACCGCTTCAGAAAATGATATGATCCATTTAATGGATATGATTGAGCGTCATAAACAAGCTCTATCGGGCCACGCGTCGACGCCACTCGCGGGGATTACAGAATTGCCAAAGTTGGATAACCCCGCGTTGGTTTATCAATTCCAGCAAAGCCTTAGGCAGCGCGGGGTTTGATCTCTTTATCGATCTTTTTACGCAAGCCCCGATCTGCGACGTCTAGGTCATGGCGCGCCTGTAGATTGATCCAGAACTCAGGGGTTGTCCCGAAATAACGGGCAAGTCGGAGAGCCGTATCTGTGGTAATTGCACGCTCACCTCGGACGATATCATTGGCGCGCGAGCGCGGCACATGGATGTCCTTTGCGAGTTCATAAACACTGAGCCCTAATGGCTCTAGAAATTCATCGCGCAGAACTTCACCAGGGTGAACTGGCTCAAGCCGCTTGCCTGTGATGACATCGGAGAAGTCCACTTGCTGGTTGTCTAAATCTTCACGTTTTATGGTCATGGCTTACTCCTCAATGATAATCAACGATCTCAACGTCCCAGGCATCGTCATCACGCCAAGCAAAACAAACGCGCCATTGATCATTGATGCGGATGCTATGCTGGCTCTTCCGGTCACCACGCAAAGCTTCTAAACGGTTGCCTGGTGGAACGCGAAGATCATCAAGTTGAGCCGCTGCGTCGACTGTCATCAATTTAGCCCGGGCTCGCTTCTGGATTTGCGGCGGCAAACCCTTTACGGCATATCCAGAAAAAATAGCTGCAGTCCGTTTGTCGGCGAAACTCTTGATCATAACTAAGCGTACCGAAAAACGGTACGTCTCGTCAATGAAAAACCGTACCGCTGAACGGTACGTTATTTATACACCTAAGCCTTTGATAACTTGGTTCCTTCTGGGCCGATATCCTATGCGGGAGGGCGCAGCGCGGGATTTCTCTAGCGTTAGAGCCCGAAACTTACTTGACGCCAGCTTGACGGATTGTGCCGGAGCCCCTGTGTTCCAGCGGGTTTGGTGGGCGAAGATGTCAAGCGCACCCGATCTCTGTACACTCACTTGATTGACAAACATGCATCTTGAAATCGAAACCGTCCCGGTGGATCGACTGATCCCCTATGCGCGCAACGCACGCACGCATGATGAGCCCCAAGTGGCGCAAATTGCGGGATCCATCGCCGAGTTTGGTTTTGTAAATCCAATCCTGATCGGTGCGGACGATGTGATAATCGCAGGACACGGTCGTCTGATGGCGGCTCGTAAACTGGGTCTCTCCGATGTGCCGGTCATTCGTCTTGGTGATCTTAGCGATACGCAGCGAAAGGCGCTCATCATCGCCGACAACAAGATTGCTGAGAACGCCGGTTGGGATGAGGAGCTTCTTCGTCTGGAACTGGCCGACCTCAAGGCCGAAGACTTTGATTTGAACCTGACCGGTTTTGATCTTTCCGAAATTGACGAGCTTCTGAAGTCAGCGAGTGACGAGCCAAGTGGCCACCCAATCGGTGACGACCAGGTGCCTGAAGCGCCAGCCCAACCCACCTCCCAGTCGGGCGATCTTTGGGTGCTTGGTGGTCACCGCCTTCTCTGCGGGGACAGCACCAGTGCAGCGGATGTGAAACGGCTAATGAATGGTGAGCGCGCCATTCTGTTCGCAACGGATCCGCCTTATCTCGTGGACTACGATGGCACCAACCATCCGCAGAACAGTGCGCGTAAAGCCAAAGTCGCCAAGGGTGACACCAGCGGCACTGACGGCAACAAGGACTGGTCTGCCACCTATGGCGTGACCTGGGATGATTCATCGCAAGGGCCTGACCTCTATCGTGGTTTCATCAAAGCGGCCATCGCGGAGGCGATTGAACCGAACGCGGC